CAGGAGCTAATAACACTTTTGGATCGTTTACTCTGTCAGGAACGGCGGGTAATTTAGTTACGCTAGGTTCTTCGACTACTAGCCCAACCACGCTGACTAAGGCTTCTGACTGGAAAGTTGGCGCTAATAGTGTGGACGGAGGTAATAATTCTGGACTATTGTTTGAGGCCGGGAGTAGCGATTATTTGTCTATAAGCTATGTTAACGGCGTTAATTCATCAAATCTAACTGCAAATTCCAGCTACATGGCTTTACGCAGTTTTACAGAACGTAGGGGGTTTTAAATGACAGTTAATATTAAAGCAGTTACCAATTGCATGGGGTACCAGCAAATCACATCGCTTAGTTCGGCTACTGGGCTAACAGTTCCACAAACTAATCCAGAAGGGTTAGCCAGCAAAGCCACTTTTGCGTTAATTGTTGCTGAAACGCAAAACGTCCGTTGGCGGGACGACGGCGTAAACCCTACGGCATCCGTAGGGATGCCTTTGGCTGCGGGCGTGCCGTTGCAATATGATGGTGACTTGACAAAAATTAGGTTTATAGAACAAACTGCCAGCGCAAAGATAAACATAAGCTATTACGTATGACCCGTACTGGCACGGTAAGCCAGGGATTCTTTAGGAATCGACAATGTCTGATGAAGTACAAAATGAACTAGCGGCAGTGCCCGCGCCGGAACCGGAACTAACGGCAGTACCGGAACCCGAAGTAACAGCGCCGGAAACTGAAGAGCCAAAACCAGCCAAGACCTTCACACAAGAAGAGTTAGACGCTGCGATTGGCAAGCGGCTTGCAAGAGAACAGCGTAAGTGGGAAAGAGAACAAGCTCGGCGACAGCAGGAGACTGCACCGCCCGCGCCAGCTCCTTCGTTAGAGCAATTTGAGTCGGTTGATCAGTACGCGGAAGCGTTGGCTGCTCAAAAGGCGGAAGAGTTGTTTGCTAAGCGAGAAGCTGATCGCGCGCGCATGGAAACGCTCGAGGCTTACCACGACCGTGAGGAAGAGGCTAGAGGCAAGTACGAAGACTTTGAACAAGTCGCGTACAACCCGAACCTACCGATCACGACCGTGATGGCTGAGACAATCCAAGCGTCGGATGTTGGGCCAGATTTAGCGTATTACCTTGGCACCAATCCGAAAGAAGCTGATCGTATTTCTCGTCTGTCGCCGTATCTACAAGCCAAAGAGATTGGCAAAATTGAAGCTAAGTTAAGCGACAATCCGCCGGTCAAGAAAACGACAAGCGCCCCGCCGCCGATCGCGCCCATTAGTGGCCGTGGCACTGGAGCACCGTCTTACGATACGACCGACCCACGTTCTATTAAGAACATGACAACGTCGGAATGGATCGAAGCGGAGCGCCAGCGCCAGATTCGGAAGTTGGAAGCTCAACGTAACCGCTAATTTTTTTGAAGGATTATCATGGCAAACTCGATTCTTACCATTGACATGATCACCCGCAAAGCGCTCGAGATCCTCGAGAACAACCTGGTGATCACTCGTAACGTCAATCGTCAATACGACGATTCTTTCGCCGTTGAAGGCGCAAAAATTGGTTCCACCCTGCGTATCCGTTTACCAGATCGCGCGTTGGTAACCGACGGTGCCGCCCTGCAAGTTCAGGACGACAACGAACAGTTCACCACTTTGACCGTTGCTTCGCAGAAGCACATCGGCGTGAACTTTACCTCTGCCGAACTCACCATGCAGTTGGATGACTTTGCAGAGCGTGTTCTAAAGCCTCGTATTTCGCAGCTTGCGTCTTCCATCGACGCTGACGTTGCGAATGCGTACAAGAACGTGTTCAACTCGGTTGGCACCCCAGGCAGCACTCCATCGACTTCGCTCGTTCTGTTGCAAGCTCAGCAGAAGCTGAACGAAAACGCTGCTGTGATGGCACCACGGTATGCCACCGTCAACCCAGCCGCTAACGCTGGTCTGGTCGAAGGCATGAAAGGTCTGTTCAACCCGACCGACACCATCAGCCGCCAGTTCAAGAACGGCATGATGGGCATGGGCGTGTTGGGCTTCGACGAAGTCAACATGTCTCAGTCGATCAAGCAGCACACCAACGGCGATTGGGGCACTTCCATCACCGTGACTTCGACTGTCACTACCGAAGGTCAGTCGACTCTGCCAATTAGCTTCACTGGCTCGTCGAAGACTTGGAACGTGGGCGACGTGTTTACCATCGCTGGCGTGTTCGCCGTCAACCCGCAGACTCGTGAGTCCACCGGCTCGCTGCAGCAGTTCACCGTAACTGCCGCTGCAACTGGTAGCTCCACAGCAACCCTGTCGATCAGCCCTGCGCTGTTCTCAGCAACCCAAGCACTGGCAACCGTTACTTCGTTGCCTGCGGCAAGTGCGGCCGTCACCATGCTGGGTAACGCAACTGGCCAGTATGCTCAAAACTTGGTCTACCACAAGGACGCGATCACTTTTGCTACCGCCGATCTGTTGATGCCTCAAGGCGTGGATATGGCTTCTCGCCAAGTCCACAACGGTATCTCGATGCGTATTGTTCGTCAGTACGACATCAACAACGACCGTCTGCCTTGCCGTATTGACGTTCTGTACGGCTTTAGCACTATCCGTCCGCAAATGGCTTGCCGCATCTGGGGCTAAGCACTGGTGGGGGCTTCGGCCCCCATTAACGACTTTATTTGAAAGGAAATTATCATGGCACTTCCTAACGGCGCAGGCGGCTATCAGCTCGGCGATGGCAATTTGGGTGAGGCAATTCTTGGCGCGCAATCTATCCCTACAACTTTGACCGGCGACACTACCCTGACCGGCGCTCAAGTAGCTGCTGGCCTAGTTGTGTGCAACAAAGGTAGCGACGCAACGCTGACCGTCACTCTTCCTACGGCTACTCTGCTGGACGCGGCTGTTCCTAGCGCTAAAGTAGGTTCGTCGTTTGAGTTAACAATCTGCAACAACAACAACACCGGCTCGTCATCTACTGTTCCAGTTACCACTGGCACAGGCATTACGATCTTCGGTTCTGTTACTGTCCCACGTTTTGGCGCACACACTTACATGTTTGTTCGCACTGGCGATGCTGCTTATTCAGCATTTCTGAAGTAAATCTGCGGGGGCTTCGGCCCCCGTTTTTAGAGGATAAATCATGTCTAATACCCAAGCAATAGGCGTGGCGTATAGCGATCCTGAGTTTACGACTTGCTACGCAAGTGAAGAACTTGGGTACGCCGCCGCCGCGCAAGGTGCAGTAACGCAACTTACCAGCAAATCAACAGCCGTTACGTTGAACAAATCTGCTGGCCGCATCACAATGAATAACGCTTCATTAACAACAGCAACTAACGCAACTTTTACGCTAAACAATTCAATAATTGGCGCAAACGATGCGGTAATTTTGACTATTTCTGGTGGGCAAGCAACCCCTGGCTCATACAATGTATTTGCTAATTCGCTTACCGCTGGTTCTGTCAGCATTACTTTGCGTAATATTTCAGGTGGGACATTGTCTGAAGCAGTAGTTATTAATTTTGCCATTATTCACTGCACGTCATAATTAAACGGGGCTTCGGCCCCGCCTATCCTATGCCTATTATTTATCTACAGCATCCCGTTCACGGCTTCAAAATCGCCAACATGGAAATGGAGGCTGAATTTGATGAGCAAAATGGTTGGGAACGCTATAATCCCGACACGCCTTCAGCTTCTGAAGCGGCGGCGCCAGCCAATGAACTGGAAGTTAAACGTCGTCGTGGCCGCCCTTCCGTAGAGGCGGCAGCTTAAAGGAGCGGATATGGCCACTACTGCTGGCGATCAAATCAACCGGGCGTTGCGATTGCTTGGCGTATTGGCTGAAGGCGAGACGTCTTCGGCGTCAGTAATGCAAGACGGTTTGACAGCTTTGAATCAAATGATTGATTCGTGGAACACCGAGCGTTTAGCCGTGTTTTGTACCGAAGACCAGGTGTTTTTGTGGCCAGCTGACGAGATTACCCGCACGCTTGGGCCTACCGGCAATTTTGTTGGCAACCGCCCTGTTCTGATTGACGACGCAACGTATTTCCGTGACCCGCAGACAAATGTCTCGT